GAGGCAGCATAGATCACATGCTTGCACTCAAGTTGAATATTGGCATCACTCATTTGGTTGATAATCCTATGTCAAAACACTCTATGTCAGGCCAGTGTTGAATACGCGTTATAACATCAGGCATGCTACTACATTAATACAAAGGAGATCACCATGATCATTTCCAGCGGTCTGGAAGCGATTGCTGTCCAGAAGAATCCGCTCTTTTATAATCTGCTTACCGCAGAATTCGCACGCCTGATGGAACTGTCCAAAGCAGAAGGCAAGACCACCAAAGCCATGATGGACAATTCAAAGATCGCCAAGATCACCATGGATTGCACCGGAATCAAAGCTGAACCTGGTGTCGATGAACACAACCCTTGCAACGCATATGTATTGCTGCCTTCATTGAATTCATACCATGTCTTCTTTGATGAATGGCGTCGTGCGTATATCGGTTATGGTGATGCCTTTGAGCTGTTCCGTAAAATGAACAATGCGCTTATCGGTACGGTCGATCTGCAGACGTCCAAAGTCGGCGGTGTCTTCTCCATGATTAACTTCCCGATCTGTCTCTCCTTTGACTTGATGGTGAAGTATGACATGACCCCGGGTATGATCGCGGCGATCTACATGCACGAAGTTGGTCACGCCTTCACGATCCTTGAATGCATTCACTACACTGCAACCACCAACCTGGTTTTGCAGGCAGGTATCGAAGCCATTATCCAAGCCGAAACATCGCGTAAGCATGCCATTCTTACGGATGTTCAGAACTCCCTGGGTATTGTGGTCGATGATCCAAAGACACTGATTGAATCCGATCGTTACGAAGGTTACGCCATCACCATCCTCAGTAAGTATAATGAGAAGATTGTCGCTGCATTGGGCGGCGCTGCTTATGACGAGTCTATGTCTGAGCAGATGGCGGATATGTTTGCCGTGCGTCACGGTGCAGGTTTAGATCTGGCTCGCGGTCTGTCTAAGATCCAGGGTGCTTATCGTTCACCTGGTTTCCTGATGCGTACCTTTGCCTTTATCTTCTCAACGATCTTCTCGCTCGGCATGAACCTGGTTCTGGGGACACTTGGTACACTGTTGATCTCCACACTGGGTAACATGTTCGGTGGTACTTACGATCGTGGCCGCGACCGTTTCATCCGCATGCGTAACGAAGCCATCATGGCGTTGAAAGACGAGAACGTCGAGCCTAAGATGCGTGCATTGGCGCTGGAAACAGTAGCCGGTATTAATGAAGTCTTGGCCGATAAAAAGAACGAACTCTATCGTGTCGAGAAGCTCGCCTTTATTTTGCGTTCCAGTCAACGTGATCGTTATCGCAGTAAAGTGCTGCAACAAGACCTGGAAGCATTGCTGAACAACCCGCTTTATGTTAGCGCGGCTAAACTGAAAACCTTGAATAAGGACTCGTAACAAAATGATCATTAACGTAGCAGAGTTGAAAAACCAAATCACCGTAGTGCGCGCTATCGGCGAGATCCCTTCAAGCACCCGTGCTAAACTGATCGAAACCGGTCTGGCCCGTGCAGTTGCTTACGGCGTTGACTTACCGACTTCTCCGGTTGGTAACCCAATCACGTACTTCGCCAGTAATGGCTCTGACGCCAAAGCGTGTCTTGCCGCGATCAATGAAGTGAATGTGATCGATATCTCGCGTATCCTGAACCTGGCGACCACTATCTGGCTGGCCCGCTACAACATGGTCTTCGTGCCGTCTTCACGCGAATCCATGGAGCTGACCGCTCAAGTCCTGACTGGTCAGAAAGAATGGCTCTTTGATGCAAGTCAGCAAGAGTTCCTGGCCACAACTGAAGGCGATGGTCAGACGCAGGATGTGTTGAAACTGGCACTGCTGAACTTCACGGCCCCTGCTGTGATTAGCCTGGCGCAGGTTGTACCAACTGACGACAACAGCACGGAGGAGTAATCATGTCGCTTGACCTTATTAACTCCTTTGTCGACGACAGCGGCTCAGTACCAAAGACCGCACTGACCGTCGTTAGCAAAAAGGATGATGAGATCAATGCTCGTCTTCCTAAAGAGATTGCGATCATCAAATCGTCTAACGAAGAGATCGTTGAGTTGCAGTCTGTGCTCGAACGTATTCGTAAAGAAGGTATGTCGCGCGCAGTGGCCGAACGCATCATGGAAGTGGCGCCTTCTGCTATGCCTGTTGGCTATGGCATTGAGAGCTTCACAATCGAACCCTCACGCGTTTGTTTGAATGCAGGCGTGGAAGGTATCACCGGTTACGTGATCGAAGGCCTGAAGCGTCTGATTGCGTTCCTGATCGATAAAGCCAAGAAAGCCGTTGCATGGATCGTTGATGCATATCGTAAGTTCACGGGGATCTCTCCAACGGCTTACAAGATCGAACGCCGCGCTGTTTACATGCAACAGATGTCTGCTGAGTTTGCCAACCACTTCGGTTCGGATATCGCTGCGCTGTTGGAAGATGAGATCAAAGAAGGGTTTGTGGATATCGACGCCACACGTGTTACCCTGACCGGTCTCTTCGCTGATGCCAGTGTACTGCAACAAGACCTGTCTAAATATGCTGCGCCTATCAACAGCATGTCAAAACAGATTGAAGCATTATTGGCCGATGTCCCAGCACGTGCCGTGCGTGTGAATGCGATTGTCAATGACATCACGGTTGCCCGCAATGGTAACCCAGATCGTAGTGCTGAAGTCCTGCGTTATATCGACACGCAGAAACTCGATGCATTGATTGGGTCACTGCGCTCTGTGGCGAAGCTTCTGGCAAACAGCCCGATGTATAAGTCACCTGGCACCAGTAAAGAAGGCAAAGTCAAGCAGACCATTCTGGATCAGTTAAACAGCAATGGTTTCCGTGAGATGATGTCTGGTCTGTCTATGGCGGCGAATGCAGGCATGCAGCACACCATGAACATGACCGATGCCAGTGCGATCATTCGTTCTCGTAATCTGACTCAAGCCGTTAATGAGCTCACCAATTACGAAGAAGTGAAGAAGCGTTCACTCGATGATCTGAAATCAGCCACGACTGGGATTAACTCTAACAAGTATATCCAGGCTGCTGAGAATTCATCAGGCGATGATCCAACCATCAACGCGCTGGTGCAGTTCAACCAGTACTTCGATGATGTCACCACGGCGGTGAAACTGGCGCAAGACATTACTGCTTCCTATGCAGAGACCGTCTTTAAGCTGCAGCTCTTTGCAGTGAAGTGTCAGGATTTTGCATTGATCCAATGGGCAGAGACTCCAGAGTCTGCTGCACTGCGTCAGGCCAACGAAGCAACTGAGAAGGCACAAGAGAAGATCAAACAGTATATCGACAAAGTGGTGAAGAACACCTCGGGTCTCGGTAACGCACTGAATGATCTGAACAAAGCCCTCAGCGCATAAGGAGTATCCATGGAACCCACCAATATCCTGGAGACGATCCGGGAAACAACTGACATGTGCGATGCACTGCTTTCGCTCGCACAACGGGTGGAACTGCTGGGACCGATTGCCGCTGAGTCAGATAACTTCACGAAGATCAAAGAGAGCATCGACCGTAAGGTACAGTTGATTGCCGCGTCAATGGAATCCATTGAGTCTGCTGGTATTAACCAATCTGCGGTCATGGATATCAACATGCAGCTCCCCGGGATTATTCCCGACACCATTCCGCTCAATGGGTATACCCGTGAGCTCAGTCAACTGAATAAAGGCTTTGCATTAGAAGCCCTTTCAGAAGGCCGTTCAGTGATGGTGTCAGGTTCAGTCTCAGGTGTCGTTGCAATCATCGTGAAGCTGCTGCGTTGGATTGTCATGACAGTGAAGTCATATCTGAAATCACGTCGCGATATCAACCGTCTGGGCGTGTCTACTACCCAGGCGATTATTCGTGTGGGTCAGATCAATGACTATCTGCTGGGTGAACTGGCGAAGACGCAAGAGTACAAAGTGGCTCGTCGTGGTTTTGAATGGATCTTCTCGATTGCCCGTCCTATGGATGCGGTGTATCGGTTCAGTGAGGATTCCCTGGTCCAATGGTGGCCTGAACTCATCAATGAACTTGAGTATGAGTTTACCGAGACAGAGAAAGCCTTCCGTGCTTTACGTCAAGGTCAGGTCTATGTACCGAACATTGCTAAGGCAACCCAATCACCTTCCATGCTGCGTTTCTTTGAAGCGCTGCCACAAGGTTGTGATCGCAGTGGTAAAGTCTTTGCATTGGACGATGCACGGGATCAGTACAAAGCCAACCCACAGCGTGCGCTGTTCCAGTTAGCAGAACGTCTTCGTTACATGGTCATGAAGGATGCACCGGCTAAAGGTGATGAATTCTGTAACCAGGCATTGACGTTGGGCCGTAGCATTGAGACGTACACGAATGTCGATCGTTTGGTGTTTGACCAACTCAACACTTACGACACCAATAACCGTTTAGGTAAATTGGAAGAGGCATTCAGCGGTCTGTACAAGTTAGTGCAGAGTGCGCGTTACAATGTGGATAAAGAAATGGTTGATGAGTTTGTGGGTTACGTTAACCGCTACTCTGAGAAACTGAACTGCTTTGTGCAGTTGATTACTGTGGTGTCGTATTTGGATACCTGCAGTTACCAGATTCTCGACGATCTTTCCAAGTTCACAATGAAGTACGTGGATATCGCCCAAAGCAATTAATCGGCATAAAGGCCTGGTCTTCCTTGCGGAGGACCAGAGCCTTGTTTATGCCGTCAATGAAGAAGTGGCAGACGTGTGCTTCAGATAAGTAATGGCAATATCTTCTTTCACCGTCAGGGTGCCATCAGAGGCAACATCCAAACGTTTCTTAATAGCGCAACGCATGGTGTCGTCCAATGCGGTCAGAACATCGATATCTGCATTCGTGCCAAGTGCCTTGAACTTGATATCCACAACATCTGATGTCCGATACGGTTTGAGTGAATCAACCAGATCGGTATTACCAAAGGTTGCCTGCTCGATTACCGCACTGATGGCTGGACTGACCTTGCCGGACAGATTGGTACGCAGCGAGGTGTTCTTGTAGCCGTTCTCTGTCATGTAGAAGGTGACATCGAAACCGATAGCCGCCGAGATCTGACGAGACTCTTTGGCGTTGGCAATGATGTTGATAAGACCCAGTGTCTGTTTCGGACGCAGGTTGACTGTCGTCTTCTCCAGTAACTGTTTCTTCACCTGCACCATGTCATCGGTGACCCAACTGACCAGATCGCCAATCACTTCAGTCACGTATGCCTGATCGAGCTTGTTGGTACTGAAGTAATACGTACCATCCAGACCGACAATATCAACTTCACGCACTACCACGCGTTCATTCAACGGAATCGGGTTACCCTGGTCATCGGACTTGATATCGCCGACACGGTAGCGATAAATGATCACCCCTTCCGAGTCGTACATGATATCCCCTTTGGCATGCAGGATGATCGGATTGTTGTTGCTGTCAAACACCAACTGGTTAGTCTGCGGATCACGTTGGTATGTGGTCTCTGCATAACGCCACGGTACATCGACATCGTACTTCTGATATTCGATGTTCGAGGTGATTGAACGAGAACGCTGATACAGATATGTCAGTGCGCTACCCAGTACCACGTCGTAAGACTGCTCGGTCACAACCACGAACTGTTGATCAAGATACAATGAACCAAGCTTCTTATCACTGTCACTGTAGACGATGTCGTTTGGTGACTTGTCAACGGCAATACAGTTTAGCAAGGTGAACTGTTTCTCAAGCACAGAACGCAGCTTAGACGGTGCATTACCAAACTGACCGAATGAAGTCAGAATGATTTCGTCATCGGCGTTAATATCCAGGTTAGAATCAATATCAAACTGCCAGATACGTTCACGGTTCTTATCACGACCAATGATTGTTCCGTTCAGGTAACCGTAGTTGGTTTCCCCTTCCGGCATGAACAACAACTGACAGGCGACATCTTTGTCATCCAGGTTCTTGTAGAAGTCCTGAGAAGACGTGACCACAGTGATGCGATAGCCATTACTGGACTTGGTCAACGTAAAGCTGTCTGCACTGAGTTGCACCCCTAAGGAGTTGTTCTCATAGGTGAAGACACGATACGGAACCGAAGGACGATCCAGATCATAGACGCGTGTGGTAAAGGCATCGTTGTTCGCGTCATACACCATGTAGAATGGCGAATACATGAACACGTTGTTGTTAACCGTCACTGCGCGGTCTTCTAATGAAGAGGCATTGATTGCTGCGAGTTCAGCATCAGAGATCATGCGATAGATCCCGCCGTCAAGTCTGAACACTGCAGAAGGGGTAACCGTCAAACGCAAACCGTTGTCCTTCACTGCACTGTTACTGACCATCTGTGCCATAGATGACTGCAGTGTCACAATACCGGTACCGATGGGGGTTGTGATGTCTGTCTTGTTGGTCTGTGCATTCAGCGCACGTGTTGCCTGATAGATACGGTTGGTTACCATATCTTCAGACTTCAGTGTACCATAGCCCAAATCAGACAGCGTCTTCGATACCTGGTCTGGTGTAATCGGTGTGGTGGTTTGGTTAGCATTATAAATGACATCCTCACGAAGATCATCTAATGACTTACCATCCGCACCGCCGACCACACTACTGGTAATGCTGATGGTCTTCTCGTTGAATACCGTCAGTGGTGTGGCGTATTTATCCAGCGTGCCGTTATCGTAGTTGAAGTCCTGGAACACTGCACTAATTGCAGCCGCCTGGAGCGACAATGTTTCGATAATCAGTTTACCCTTAGAGGTGTAAACATCGATGCGTACCTGACGACCCACTGCTTTGTTGTTAGAGATATAAATCTCCGGCAACGTCACCTTCACCGAATCTTCGAGCACTTGAGCAACAAAGGTCAGTTTGTTGCTGTCGTACACCAGATCGTCATGAGTCAGGTAAGCTTCGGCCCAGGCATCGTTCACACTGGCACGGGTGAAGACACGCACGTAGTAGAACTGATCGCCATTGAGCGGGTAGCTGTTGTTAAAGCCTGACATGCTCGTGATGGTGCTGTTGTAGCTATTGGCTTTAAACTGACGCAGAGGTACCGTGATGTAGAGCATCTCTTGATCGTTGTAGACAATCTCTTTCCAGTCAAGCTGGTTAGATTCAACTGTCAACAACGGTGTTGGTTCCGTAACATCATACACCACCACAAAGCCACCGTGTTTCATGACACGGATCTCGATGGGGTATTCCAGGCTGAAGGTCGTATCCATTACCGTCAGTTGCGTGTTACGGGGAATGACCATCTTCGAGTAAATGCTTTCGATGTCATCGTTGCTCGCACTGTCAACCTGCACAGCACGGGTACGGATTTCATCAGCATTGAAGATCAGGTTACCGTCAAGCGAGAAGGTGTACAGAAGCGGTTCTTGTAATCCTCATCACTCATGTTGCGGTAAAGGTCGGAATAGGACTGAGCCATCTTTGGATAGAATCCAGTGATCAAGTCCGTGTGGTTTTGCATCACGGCCGAACCGGTGAGTGCCGCTAACTCAAATGCAAACATCGCTGGGTTGGTTGCATTGATGATATCAATGGTTCCATCCATTGCTTGGTCAAGCAGGTCCAACGAGTAATCAACCATCAAAGAAGGGTCATTACGCAAGTCAACCATCTTCTGTTTGATGTCACTAGTGCTGTCAGCCATTGTAGCCTCTTATGGTGTATCGTTCGTGATCTACTGCATCACGAGAATTTGATTACGCTGTATCCTTTGGAACCCACCACTGGAATTCGTTGGTCATGGGATCAATGTAAGGATAACCAATAAAGTTGGTTCGCTGCATTTCAGAAGGCGAGATCTTGCGATAGAACGTGTTACGGTTCGCTGCCTTCATCTGTGGGTTGAATAACTCCACACAGCTGTTGAAATCAAGAATCAACGACTGGGTGTTGTAACGCCAACCTACGCACGACCAGTTACAACTGATTTGGTTGTTGTTCTTAATCAGTGGGGTATCTTTAGTCGTGTTGAAGTCGAATGCGTTACCGATTGGGTTAGTGGTACAGATCGCCGCATACGGTGCACCGATCTTGGTGACATAACGATAAGTCTGATCCAAGATGATACGATAGAAACGCATGGTGTAATCAATATAGTTGTTAACAATGGCGTCCCAGTAGGGAACCATCTCACCGAGATACACCGATGAAGAATACGTCTGCAGCAAATCCAGGATCATTGTGATCGGGTCACCAGAGATGTTGGTGTGCGATGCTGTGATTTGATACGCTTCATTGTATTCCGCTTGGCCATCCACCATGGTCCATGTTTCCTTACGTGCACCGGGTGGTGCTGTAAAGGTATCGATTACAATATCCGGGAAACCGGTCATCGATTCTAAGGTGTTTGATAAGATGGGCACAAAAGCCTGGTTATTATCAAACAGCTGAGAGTAGCTATTTCGACTGACAGTACCGGTTGCATCGAACATGGATCGGATTGCACCAGGGATGGTATTGGCGTTATTTGTCGCCAGTGCCAAGAGCTTTTCCTGCCGCATTAGATTATCGTATGACAGGTTAAGAATTGGGCGTGTAAAAAAGGTATAGCCCATGACGTCTTTGTTGATGGGTAAAAAGGCGCTGCGGTTGCTAAACTTGTTTAGACCCCAATAGTTGTGTGCAAGCGATGAGGTTACACTACCGTACCCCGATTCCCTCGCAGCCGAGTCAATGCTATCGGTCCACAAACCAGGATTGTAGTCGTTGCTGTTATCGGTCATTACTCATCACCTCTTTAAAAATAAATATCCGTTGAATCAAGGAGTCAATTTATGTTACCAGTTGTTGTTACGGGGGCGATTACACTGGCCAGTTCGCTTGCGCTTGTCGCTGAGCGAATTCTCGCTGCTAAACAGAAGGCAAGTGAGATCACCGGTAGTGTTGACAAAACCCTCACCACTTTAGGTCAGATGGGTACTCGTGACCTGATCACCTTTACTAAAGTGACCCGTATGGAACCTCTGGTGTTGGTAGACGAGCGTCTGAAGTTTGACCCCTCTACACCGGAAATCCTGCAGGTCATGACCAGCCTGATTGCTGGTTATTACACACAAGCGTTTGCTATGCTCGGTCAGGTTGACGGCATCGACGTGATCGGTACGCTGGATAAGCTGAACCCGTCACGTACTGGTATCGGCCTGAACAACTTCGATGAAGACAACAGCGGCTACCATAAGTTCGCAAACCAGTCAAATATCCCGCTCTATAGTATCGGGCTGGAAGCGCTGGACACCGTGCAGTCTGCTGAAAACAAGCCGGTTAAAATTCAGACTGATAAGTCTGTGGTGGCGGATATCACCTCGCCAACCAACCTGGCCATCGGCAAGATGATCAAAGTGTCACTGTCATCTAATGGCAACGTGGTAGAAATCCCAATCACCATTCGTGTGAAACCGGTAACCACGACCACTGAAGCGGTCACTGCTATCCTCGGCATCGGTACTACCAAGAATACCGTGTCTGAGCGCTGGAACCGTTTCAAAGCCGGTGAACTGACATTCACTAACCTGGCAACCGGCGATGACGTGATTCGTCAGCATAAGAAAATCCTGGTGCAAGACACCTCCGGCTTTTATGCTGAGATCGTCCGTCGTGCTCGCGGTAATGCGAAGAAAGGTCTGCTGTCTGGCAACCTGTCTCTGGCAACCGATTCTAACTGCATCCTGATCAGCGCTGATACTGCACTGGATGTGGCGCGTGAACTCGGTGGTTCACTGGATAACTTCAAGATCCGTGAAGAGATGTTCTCTAAGGTCTATTCCAATATGCTGATCATTGTTGATCAGATGAAAGGGATGGTCTACTTCTACTACCGCGGTGAGCAGTTGCCAAACCGTCTGTCTCTGCAGGACATTAAACTGTACAATAAAGGTAGTGGCCCGGACATCATGTCTATCTTCACCGCCTTTGCCGAAAACAAAATCCCTTCGCTCTAAGGATCAAGTTTAATGAACATTTTTCAATATGCACGGGGATTAATCGGTCAGGTTGATAAACGCGATGTCCTCGGTGAGATCGACAGCCTGCGTGATGAACTGACTCGTTTCACTATCGGTAACTTTAAGAAAGCGATCGATGCCGGTGTTAACGTGGGCGGTAACAACTATTACGCCAAACAACTCAGTCGTGAATTCGACCGTGTTCGTCAGGCAGAGCGCCTGCGTGGTTCTGATCTGATCGCGCAGACCTACATTGCGTTGAACCAGATGACCATGACACTGGAGTGGCTGCGTAAGCAAGTTGAGCGTGAGTTCGGTGGTAAGATTGTGAAGGAAGCTGTTGATTTCAAACAAGCCAACTTCCTGCGCTACATCGACTCCGTTGATTTCTACCTGCGCTACGCTCGTTCTATGCTGCTGGTTGTCACTAACCTGCAGATCAATCCGAACGACGATATCACCAAGCACTTCACTCTGTACGAGATCAAGTTCCTGTCTGATACCGCGAAACACTTCGTCTATCTGACCGGTATGTTCTCTCAGCCAGTGAGCGTGACGGAGAAGGTCTTCGATGCAGTACCATCGGTTGTGATTTCTGATGCAGATCAGCAAGCGATCGAAGCGGTACTGGGCAGTGCTAAAACTGACCCACTGCAGTCGGGCTTTATTCCACTGGAGTTCAACCCGTTCTATCTGATCGGTCGTCGTCGTGCAGAACGTCGTGTTAAACGTCTGCGCGCTGCTGAAGCCGCTGCCATCGCAACCGAACTTACCTTGAGTAAGCTTCTGGAAGCACAGGCAGGTGGTGCTGCTGATCCATCAGTGCAAAAGCAAATCGATTACTACACCAATCAGCTGAACAAGCTGAATGATGAGATCGAGAGTATCACCGCTGAAGTCAACCAGGTCGCTTAAGGAGCCCGTCATGGCAGATACTGTAAGTACCGGCGCTGAGATTATCTACGGCACCGGTTTCACCTCCCATGGCGGTCCGGATCAGAAAGGTGTAAAGATCAATGTCGACAACAAAGTCATTGATCTTTATCAGCAGCTCAACGCCAATATCGCATTGGTGGATAACTTTGCGTTCAAACGTGAAGTGTGTGTTGCGACTGCCCGCCTGCTCCTGCCGATGGCAAACTGGTTACTGGCAACTCGTGCGAACTATTTGCATTCTAAACATGCACTGTTGTTTGCACGTGACCTGGCACTGGTCGCAATGGGTAAAGAACCTCAGATGAGTATCTCAACGCGTATGCGTCTGTTTTCTCCATCTTCGGTGAAATCCAATCCTGGTGAATTGAACGCAACGAACTTCGATGCACAGGAACTGATCCCTAACAGCTTTATTGATGAAGTCCGTACTTACCGTAATGGTTTGTTGCTGGCGAACCTGACACGTGACTCTCAGCGAGTGCGTGACATGGTCACTTCATTATATGTCATGTTTGGTTCTGTTGAATAACAGGCCGTCTAATCGGAATCTTAGAGGAAGAAATAAATGAGTAAAGCCAATCTCATCATGCTGCTGCAGGCAGGCACTGAAGCCTTTGACGCCAGCGGTGAGCCAGCCCCAACTGTTCTGGTTGACGCGCCGGTTGTTGAAACTCCACCGCCAGCTGATCCAGTGGCTGACCCAGTGGTTGATGTTCCAGCACCAGTCGTTGACGAACCAGCAGCGCCAGAAGCTCCGGTTATTGACAGCCCAGCAGTAACTACTGATGATCCAGTAGAAGCTGCTCCAGAAACCCCAACCATCGTGTTGGCTATTAACGAAGATGAGCAAGAGCTCGTTGCTGCAGCCACTGCTGCTGCCGAAGCTGAGATCGCCATCATCGATGCTGACTGCGTACTGGAAACATCTGAAGATCAACTGGATGCACAGGTCCAGATCGTATCTGAAGTTGAGAACGTGGTTGCTTCCATGGAAAGCTTCGTTGGTTCGCCAATGTCCATGCAAGATGCTATCGGTCTGCAGCAGTGGGTTGTTCAGGCAACTCGCGGTCAGTACGATCAGAACAAAGTTGTGGGTTCACTCGAATCCTTCGGTAACGATGTTTCTACCGATGACGCGCTGAACGCTGGCCTGGAAGGGATCGGTGACTTCCTGAAAGCGGCACGTAACAAACTGAACGACATCCGTAAAGTGATGGTGGCTAACTGGTCTAACTTCTTCAAAGAAGCTTTCCTGGGCTTTGATAAAGTGGCTCGTCGTGCTGAAGCGCTGGCGAAGATTGCCAAGAGCACTGCGGGTGAATCCAATGCCTCTACTATTCAGCTGCCGCTGGATACTGCATGGCGTCTGGTGCGTGACGGTAAAGTATCTCAGTCACTGTCTAAAGATCTGGCCGATCTCGGTAAGTTTGTGAAGACTGTCTTCAAAGACAACGCCGAAGGCCTGGTCATCCATCGTAAGAAGCTGGTCGACATCGCAACCCGTCTGACCACTGCTGATTTCGATGAAGCTGTGAAAATCAGTAAAGAGCTGGTGAACTATGAGCTGCCAGGTCTGTCTGTGTGCAAGACCAAAGTGCAGAACAACTCCAACACCGTTGACATCTATCGCTCTGATGAAATGCTCGGCGGCGTGGCGATTCTGTTCGCTAAACCTGTTGACAAAATCAACGCCCAGTTACCACTGTCTCGTCAGCTGAGCGACAAGTGGAACAACATCATCCGCACCGACGTTGATGTGGCTGCGACCGGTAAGAAAACTCCGAAGCTCGACGTGTCTATCGATACGCTGCTGCCGGCTGAGATCGCTAAACTGGCCAGCGATGTTTCTGACATCCTGGGTGATGTGAAGCAGTACCGCACCAACTACGGTGAGTGGTATGCATCTAACAGCGATCTGGATCGTGTGATCGGTATTCTGGCAACTGTGCCATGGTCTGGCGATGCAGGCACAACTGTTGTTGATAACAACACTGATGCCGATGGCAACACCACCACCACTGTCAGCATCATCGGTCTGAACGAAGACATCGCTGATGTGGTAGACTGCATGCACGATCTGTACAGCTACCTGACCGTTGCACCAATCCGCTGCCTGACTGCTGAACTGCTACCAATCCTGAACCGTGTTCTGGAAGTGGGTGAGCGTTCACTGGCGACCTACAGCGACAACAACCTGTCTTAATCTTGCAAAAGGCAAAGAGATGAACAAGTTAAGCGTACTACTCTCTGCCGGCCTGGAGGCGTTCGAAGCGCCTCCTGCTCTTGCAGATGTGACACCTCCTCAGCTGCAACAGGTATTTGGTGATAAAGAACCAGCAGTACTCGACACACCGCCTCCTGGTGTTGAAGTCGTGGTTGTTGCACCAAGTCCGTTCGATGAAGGTTACGTTGAAACGCCAGAACTCCTGCGACAGGAGATTGCAGCGCGTGAAGTCTTGGTCGAACTGATCAATGAAGAACGTGACGCTAACGAAGCCCGTCAGTACGTTGCAAATATGCGCCGTGCGAGCGATGGCCTCGAAGGTCTGATGGTTGAGATCCAGAATGTCAACAACCCAGAAGAGCCAACTGAAGACGAATTAGCGATGCTGAAATCTACAGCGTCACTGGTCCGTAAAGAAGTGCTGGACGAAGGCGACCAACAGGTTGTCATCGATCTGGAGAACGGCGTACTGGTTGGTTCACAAGAAGGTCTTGGGGATGCGATCTCCAACGTCACCAAGAAGATCAAATTCGCGCTGGGTAATGCGGCGAAGAACTTTGCTTCTTCTGGCGACAAAACCAAAAAGCCATTGACGTATCATCGCAACAATGCCAAAGAGCTGAAAGAACGTATCGGTGCGTTGAAGACCTCGACGTTCACCTTTACTCTGCCAGCAGCGTTGGTCAAGAGCATCGCTGTTTCCGACAGTGGTAAACTCGATCTGGTTAACGATGTTAATTCATTGATTACTGGATTAGAGCACTGGTACGCAGAACCGTCTGCAAGCGCTGCTGGTTACTTCGATAAACACGAAGCTATCATCAAGGCGTGTCTGGCTACAGATTCTCTGGAAGCGTTTGACAAAGCGTACGATGCGTTTAAAGCATTGAAAGCACCACTGCCATCTTCTGCGAAGAAGATTGAGCCTATCAACGGTAAAGATTATGTGTTCGACGCATATACCGATGGCACGGCAATGGCAGGCGTATCACGCTGGTACTACATCGCGCGTCCTAACGGGCAGGATGCAGAACAAGCAGTGAGAGCCATTCGTGAATTCAATGCCGGTATCTTCCCGTACATTTCGATGGAACGTCGTAAAGGCGAAGATACTGAAGTTTCACTGAAGAAAGCGGATCTGCTCGGCATGTTCGATGTGATCACGAAAGGTTGCGGTATCCTGGATCAATTCCTGGGTCGTCTCAACATCATGAACTCATTTGACAAACGTTACGATGCTCTGGCTACTGATTACAATAAAACGTTCAGTAAGCTCGATTGGGTTAACCGTGACGTGCAGCGTAAAATGGTCGTGGCAATCCAGGCGCTGGATGCGTACTACGCATATGGCTTCTCCTACACTAACATGGCGTTCCATCTGTTTGACGTCATCGTGAAGACGGCGAAGAAAGCGGTGTACAAATCTGACCTCAGTAAAACTGACGAAGATAAATAACGGAGAGAACATGTCCGCCATTGATCGTTTACTTTTTGACGCGGGCATGGAGGG